GCAGAACAAGCAGGGGCGGCCGTTCCAGGTTGAGCTCTGACATTGGGTTTGGGCTACCCCGAAATTTCCTGAATCGCCCGGAAAAACCCTGAATCCACGAGGGAGAACGAGTCGCCCGAACTGAGTCGGCGCACCTCTTTCGAGTTTGGGACTTTCCGGTAGGTCGACCCCCGGAATTGACAACGGTTTGGGCCTTTTTGGAGGGGTCCCTGAGGATGGCTTAAGGACGCCTTAAACATCGAAAAGGAGGGGCTGGTCGGCATCTGATTTCTGAGTCTTCGGCCGCCGGCCGGTGGAGGCAAGAACGCGATGCGCCGCAACCAGTGCCTGGATCGGGTCGGGGCCGGCTACTTGCACAGCCTGCCCACCCTTCAAAAACCGCAGGTCGAGAGCGTTCCGGATATGCTTTCGCTCCTCATAAAGGGCCTCGCCCTGGTGCACAAACCACTTCCGGACGCAGTCGAAATAGTAGGCCGGGAAGTACCGGATTTTAGCCAGGTCGCCGTGCGTCCGAATGCCCGCCAGGATCTCGCCGTGGATGCCCTCGAGCCGGCTGATCGGCAAACCGATCGCCCGCTGGTTTAGCCAAGTCGCCGGCCAGGTGATCGCCATGAGCAGCGGCTTCTGATCCTGGAGCCAGCGCCGAGCCGGATCGCTGGCATAGAAGTCCCGGTTGATCCTCGCCATCAGGCGCTCGATCATGGCCTCCGGGGCCTCGCTTGCCTGCCCGGCGGCCCGAGCTGCAGCTGTGGCCCTCTCCTCGCGCCCGAGCTGCTCCAGGTCAGACCGTCCGAGGTTGAACTTCATTGGGCTCAAGCGACCGCGAATGATAGGCCTCGAGGTAGCCTTTCTTGGTGGCCGTCGCGTCCCGGATCACCGCGTCCCAGGCCGAAATACAGGCGGACAATTCCTGAAGGGTACAATTTCTGAGGAGTTTGTAGCCGGCCGAGTTCGGAAAGCTCACGATTCCGGGTCGCGCCGCCGAGGCGATCGCCCGGACCTTCCGCTTGCTGTTCTCGGTCGCTGGCAATCCCAGCTCGGCCGCAATCTCGGCCGCCGTCATCCGCTCAGCCCTGGATAGGATCCCGACAACCTTCTCGACGTCTTCGATCGACGCCGAGGCCGCCGGATCAACCGGGACGTCATAGCGCATTTCAAGTTGTCCGGCGTCGACCATTAGAATGCCTCGTTTGCCGGAGGATGGTATGCCGGATCGGGTTCACGATGAACGGTCTCGTCCTCGACTTCTTCAGCCAGTTGGGCGGCCTCCTCTGCCCTGCCGGCTTCAATCCTCCGATGACCTACCCGGTGACCCCAAGCCGCGCGGCTTTTGTTGGATGGATGCAGGTGATCGATGCCGAGCTTGTGTTCGACAGTATGAGTCAGAGCCGCGACGACCAGGCCGAGATCGAGATCGGGCATCTCGTGCAGTTCGAAGGTCGCTTCGTTCCGACCCTCGCGGCCGCGCTGGACGTTCCGGTAGATTCCGGCGATGTAGGCCTCGCGATCTACCTCAGCCATATGCAGCTCGTCCAACAGAGGCGCGCAGGCGACCAGTGCCCGCTTCACAGGCTGTGTTTCGATCTCCAGTTGGGCCTCCAGGCTGCTCGAGTTACTATATCCCCGGCAAATGCCCAGGAATCGATCGAGATCGAGATTGCTGAACCGCGTACTGCTCCTCGGTACGCCCTTACGGTCGACGGCGCCGATCCGAACGTGCAGCTGCTTGCGCCAAATTTCTCGGTTTGCGGGTGTTCCGCCGCAACCCAGGCGTGCGGTCCAGGCCTTGCCGAACTCGATCCAATACATGCGCTGCTGAGCGGCGTTCACGCTGCGATCTCCTTCCCGAGTTTTCGGTATTCGCCAAAGCCAAGGCGCGTCCGAACCTTCTTCAACGCTTCGCGCTCCATCATATAGACTGCGTCCTTCGTGCAGCCACACCATGCCGCGATATCTTCTTGGGTGAGCTGCTTCCCTGGCTGAGCGAGGATCATCAGGAGCTCTAGTCCAAGATTCACCCGCTCGGTCTTGCGCTGACCGCAGACGGGCACAGAACGATCGCGAGACTGGAGGCGATCGCTCATTGATGGGCCTTTATGTTCCGAGTGAGCCAGGCACGGAGGGCGGCGATGGTGCCCTTCAATTTCTTGATCCTTACACTCTGCTCTTCGGAGATGCGCTTATACAGATCCCGCTCAGAAATGATGCTCGAATAGCTCCCGGCCATTTTTTCAACACCATCGGCGATTCGCTGCAGGCTTCCGACGTTGATATGCTCAACGGTCGAGGAGGAATCCCACTCCTGTTTCGATGATTGGCGCATGTTCATTTCACCCTCCGCACGTTGACCTTCCGGCCAGATTGAAGGCGCCCGGTAAATAGCCGGTCATACGCGAGCGGCGTCAGATCGATCACAGCCTCGTTCGCCTCGACGGCCCACCAGGCCGGACCTCGGTCGGTATTGACGACATAGACCGAGCGTCCGGCCGAACTGACCTCGAGCACGGCGCCGAGCGGAAACCACCAGCAGGCGCAGGTGAATCCCTCGTGGCGGTAGATGCGACCGTTCGCCATGACCTGGCCGACGTACTTGTCGGCATAGAAGGTGGCGCGGCCGCGGAGTACCGCGGGCGCGCTGTTGACGATATAGCTCGGGGCGTCGAGCCGGCCTGTATCGGCCCGGCCTTCGGAGGCCAGCCAGCCGATCCAGCAGGCGATTGCAGCCGCGAGAGCGATCGTCCGGAAGTTGATCGCGTGCGACTTCACGCCTCCTCCTCGATCGCGCCCTCGTCCAGGATGCGCGCGACCAGTTTGTCGATCTCGCTGTCGATCGCCTTAATGTAGACGGTGTCGGCCGCGTCCTCGATCGTGACGCCCAGGGCCTTGAGCTCGGCGGCCGGCAAGAGCCCGAGCGCCTCCTTGGACGGCTTCTCGGTCACGATGATCAGGACGTCGGCCCGCTGCTTGCTGTACTTGTCCTTGATCCGGGCGACGACCTTCTCCTCGTCGTCCCAGACGAGCTTCCCCTTGCCCTTCTGGAAGCCGACCTTGATGCCGCTGAGGGTCATCGTCCGCGGCTTGACGAAGAGATCCGGCCGGGGCGCGATGTCGCGAGCGAGTTCGGACTGCAGGTCCTGGCAGCGCGCGGCGGCCTTCCGGATGCCGGGGAGGTACTGCTGGCGCAGCTTGTCGAGCGCCGCGTTGAAGTCGGCGACATGGCCCGCGAGGACTTCGCGAGCCTGGGAATATTTCTGGGCCTGGCGCTCGATCAGGAGGATCGCGTCGGCGGGTTGTTCGGTGGTCATGAGGATTCGGCTTGTTTGATCGTGTGAGTGTAGAAGGCGGACAGGAGACGGGCGTCGTCGGCGTGCGGTGCGAGCCCGAGCGAGGTGCTGCGGCCGCAGGCCTCGAAACGGCCGTCGGGCAGGAAGCGGGCGAAACCCGCGGAGACTGGCTTAAGCCCAAAGGGAGCGACCTCCTGGGCGAGCTGCTTGTGGGTGGTCGGCGCGAGCGTGAGACGGATCTCCATCTGGCCGGTCGCCTCGTGTTGAAATACGACGTACTTCATTTGAGGAGGTGTTGGCCGATGGCGCAGCCGGCGATGAAGGACAGGATTTGCAGGGCGACGGCTTGCCAGAACCAGCGCCAGCGCTGGCTCCGAACGTGCGAGACTTCCATGCCCTCGATGCGCACGGTCCCGCGATTGGACGGATAGTGCTTCACGACGCACCCCCTCTGCTCGAGCGGAGCTTCTTCGAGCGCAGGACCAGCAGGGTCTTGCGGACCATCCGGCGGCCGGAGATCTCCATCGGCACGCTGGCGCCGTCGACGATCACCAGGGAGTTGACCTCGGAAACCTTCGGCAGCGGCTTCGCCGGATCGACGAGGGCGCCGTTGATATAGACGCGCTCCTTCATGCGGCACCGCCTTCCTTGCGGACGTGAGACTTGGCCAGGGCGGGATCCGGATCGGCGAGCGCTTCGCGCGCGAGGACGTCGGCCGCCAGGAGATCGTTGAGGCTGAACTCGCCGCCAAAGCGTTCGGAGTTCGCAACGGCAAACCGGATCTGTCGGCAGGCTCCGAAGGCCGACTTGATCTGCGCGACGGTGCGCCCGTCGGCGACCGCGCGGCGGTCGAGGAAGTGCTGCGCGATCGCGATCCAGCCGCGACGCTGCGCTGGCGAGGAATTCTCCCAAGTGATGGTCCCCTTGAGGCGGGCCGCCTTTGACCAGGCGCGGGCGCCGACCTGGCGCAGCTCGTCGGCCAGCTGGGCGAGCTCGGGGGAGACGGCAGGCTTGCGGCTCATTTTGTCCCCTTTCCGGCGCACCATGCGGCAACGGCGGCCACGCTCGCGAAAAGCAGGGCCCACATGGTCACCTCGCCGGTGACGTAGTTGCGGTGATCGAAGTCGAATCCGGCCGCCCAGGAGACGGCCGCGAAAAAACCGCAGACGAGGAGGAATGCGCCGGCCGCGGTGATGAATCTATAGAATCCGGAGCTCATGACTCCACCTCCTCGTCCGAACCGCTGCTCTGCGGTTCAAACGCATCGGCGGATCTGAGGTCCTCGAGGGTGACGCGGTCACGGCCGTCGTCCTGGGCAAACGTGAAGGCGAGCTGGATCTTGTCGAAGACGATCCGGATCCGGCCCTGCTGCCGGCTCCATTTGTGCATCAGCTCCAGGGCGCCCTTGCCCTCGATCTTGAGCGTCCGGGCGATGCACCGCAGGTCCGACTCGGGCGCGTATTCAGGGAGCCTTAAGATCGACTTAAGCCCACCCATGCGGCCGATGAACTGCTCGAAGTAACCCTTCGCCGCGCCGCTCGACAGGTCGTTCAGGAACTCCTCCGTAAACTTGAGGATGATCGTCGGCCGGCGGTCGTCGTAGATCTCGCGCAGCCAGTTGAAGCAGGGCTGCTGCGCGCCATGCCGCGCCTGGTAGAGGACCTGGGCGTTGTCGATGATGATGGTCCGGGACTCGTTGATGTTCTCGCGGAGTTCCAGTTCGCGCCGCCGGCTGATGCCAGTGACGCCGACGTGATAAGCCTCGAGGATTTTTCCCTGGAGCGCGGGCAGGCTGCCATTCGCCGGGGATTCGACGTGAATGACCTGGCCGTGATTGTTGAGCGTCCGGTAGCACTTGAAGCTCTCCGAGGTCTGGCCGCCCGTCGGCGCGATGATCCCGCCGATCCGGCAGACGGCGCCGATCGCGCGCTTGCTGTCGATGAAGTTCGAAATGCACCGGTAAGTCGGCGTCTGGACGAACGGCAGCTGGCCCGTCCGCTGGACCTGCTGCTCGTAGCGCCGCAGCGACGAGGCGAGTTCAAGAAATTCGCTCCAGGCGCGGCCGCCGGCGTTCCAGGTGTTGGCCTTCGCGGTGAAGTAATCGCCACAGATCAGGTTCCGGAAGTACTCCCGCGATTTGTCGTGGCCGAGCTTGGCCGCGATGGCCCGGAGGCTCTCGGTGTTGTTGTGGCAGTGCTCGAGAAAGAATCCCTGCACCCAGCGCACCTCGTTCCGGATCATCTCCGGATAGTGCTCGATCGCCTTCTCCAGCTCGCTGATGCTCTTGCTGGTGCGGACCAGGGCGGGCGTGTGGGAAGTTGAGACCTCGAGCTCAAGTCCGTTGGACTTGGCGTCGGCGGTCGTTTCTGCTGTTGGTTTCGTCATGTCGGTGGGTCTCCTGGCTGTCATGTTGGTTGATCTGCTGACTAGGGCCGTCCGGTGCTCTAACACCGGGCGGCCCGCCTTTGGTGGTGACTAAAGGGGTTGCTCGAGCTGGGCCCTGGCCCGCTCCGCCAGGCGTCGCGAACGGTTCGCGTTCTGCTGCACCTGGGCGGCGGTCTGGCGGCGGGTCTGCTGCTTCGCGGCGGCCGCGCCGGCGATCATGGCGGATCCCGCCCGGTGCGCCTGGATCAGCGCCTCGTTGTGCTGGTCGGCGGCCTCGCGTGCGACCGCGTCGCCGGCGTGGCGCTCGCGGAGCGGCTGCTCGATCAGGGACCGATAGTGTGCCTGCTCGGCGAACGCGCGCTCGTGCGCCTGCTCGTCGAACCAGCCGACCCGCTCGGTGCAGCGGACGACGCAGACATGGCTTCCGGCCTCGTCGAAGAGATGCGCGATGCTGGGATCGGTCTCGAGCACCTTGGCCGTGAAGGCCTCGCGGCGCTCGACGGCGAGCCGCTCGTGTTCGGCCCGGTAGATCGTCTTCATGATCCGAACGTGGTACGGCTTGAAGACCTCGACCGACGGGATCGACTTCGCGATGAACGGCAGCAGCGAAATCTCGCTGACCGGAGTGAACCGCTCGGCCTGCATCAGACGCTCCCAGCGCTCCTGGGAGGACTCGAGGCGGTGCTTGATCTGGGCGAGCTTGATCTGCTCCCGCGGGTAGCGGGCGAGCTCCTCAATCGGCCGGAAGGATTCGCGCGGGCTGAACCGGAAGAACGCCCGCTGCTCGAAGCCCTCGAGCTGGTGTTCGACCCGGTTGTTCAGGAGATCGATGATCGTTGTCAGGGCGTCGATCGCCTCGTGATACTGCAGGAAGGGCGCCTTCAGCTGGCGGATCACGTCGGCCGAAAGATCGGCCTCGGCCGCGGCCTTGAGCAGCATGCGGGCCGCTTTCTTCCGGCCCTCGAGTTCGCCGGGCATGAGGGCGTAGCTGGCGCCGGTCTGGCCGGGTACCGTGGCCAGCTCGTTGTGGAAAAGATTGAAGTAGGACTCCAGCGGCGCCTTGAACCACGGCTGCCCGCTCGTCTCCTCGTAGCCGCCAGGGAGCACGGTCCGATGAGTCATTCCCGAAAGTTCGGTGATCACCTGGTTGCCCGTGATATGCGCGAGCACTTTCCGCTCCTCGGTGCTCAGGGTCGCCTTCTGGTTCTCAACGATCAGCCGTATCGGGTAACCTTCCGGCAACCCGAGCTGAAGAACCGAGCCCACCAGCTGGCGCATCTCGGCGCGAAGCAGCTCCTGGCGCTTGCCCTCGTCGTCGGTCAGGTAGGCCTTGGCCACCCATGCGACGATCTTCCGGGTCGCGATATCCATCGCCACGAGGAGCCAGAGCTCCACCGGCGTTGGTTGTCCTGGCACGATCACGAGCCAATCGGTCCGGACGTCGTCAAAGATGACGCCCTCGAGCGGCCGCAGGCCCGCCGTCGTCCGCTCCACCTGGGGGAGCAAGTGGTGCGTGGCCTTGTGGCCATCCCGCGCGAGCCCGAGCTGCGCATCGCTCGGCAGATAGCGGTAGAGATTCCGGTCGTCCCAGCCGGACGGATAGAAATCCTCGGGGAAGAACTCGGGGATATCGCCCCCGTGGATCTTCGCCCAGTGATCCTGCCAGGTGCCGAAACCCGCGATGACCTCGCCGGCGGCCCAGTTACGCCGGATCTGCTTGAAGACGGGCGCCGCGACCCGGTTGTTCTTCTCAACCAGGCGCTGCAGCTCACGGATGAACTCGGCCGGCTGGGGCTGCGTCGTGCCCTTGTAGTCGTTCAGGAGGACTTTCCAGTCCTGGGCCCGGCGGTAGTCTCGCCAGAGACGGCGAATCGTCTTGGCTGAAAAGCCGCGGCCCAGGTGGGCGTTGCGCTCAGCCAGTTGTTCCGAGGCAGCGCGCACGTTCCGCGCGTGGGCCAGCTCGTTGAAGATCGCGAAATAGGCGTCGACGTACTCGCGCCATTTTTTCGGGAGATTGTAGTAGAGCGCCTCGTCGGATCCCTGAAGGGATCGCAGGGAAAGCAGTCCACCGATGCTGCCAGGAAGCGCGATCATCCTCGGCCTCCCTTCTTTGCGATCTTGGCTTCAGCCGTCAGACGGAGCGTGATCGCGTGGAACTTCCGTGCGACCTCGGTTAGGTGTTCGTCGGCGCGGAGCAGTTCTCCGGGCGTTAGATGGCGGTAGGCCTTGTCCCGAATCAGAATCCCCTCGACGCCACCCAAGGCATCCTGGATTGCCGCCAGGGCGGCCTTCCGGACCTCGCGTGCGGCCTCGTCGGCCGAGAGCTTCTTCGCCGGATAGTGCTTCCGCTTGCCGGTCTCTGAATCGATGTTCTCGGCGCCTCTTAGCACCTGCAGATCGCGAAGCATCTCGGTGCCTGTCCGCTCGCCTGCAATTTCCTTCACTTTGGCCGCTAGTTCCGCGCGGTATTTCTTATCGGACTCGATTCGTTCGAGAAAAGTGGGAGCCGTCAGCTCCGCCGCCGGCAGTTGTAACATCGCGTTACAAGTGGCGAGCCGACGGTACCGATGGGCCGTCATTCGATTTAGGCCCTGTTCGTCGAGCCACGCATCAAATTTTCCGTAAGGCAAAGCCGCCTTGGCCTGTTCGCAGAGGTGACCGTAGCGGACGGCAAAAGCGATAGCTAGCTGGGCATGCTGTTTGGCGAGAGCCTGGGTCTTCCGCATTTCGCCGCCGATGGAGTCCAGGAGCGGCGTGCTTAATGCGCTCGAGACTGGAGCTGGGATGAGGTCGGTGGGTGTGATATTGGACATAGAAATTAGTTCTTTCCGGTAAACTTGGGGGTCTCGAGTTCCTGCATCGCCGCCTCGCGTCCGGCCATGAACGCGAGTTTGTGGAGAGCTTCGAGTTGCTCTTTGTTGAGCTTCATCTTCGCGCCGTTGTGCAGATCGTGGCCGCCCTCTCCGGTGAGGATCGCCAGCAAACTCTGCCAGTAGTCTTCAAATGCCTGGTCGGGGATTTCCAGGTAGACGGTGAGGTGGTTGTAGTTCTTGAGCGGCATGGTGGTTCGCCTCTTTGGGCTCAGTTTTTCCCGGTCGACGTGGCCGATGAAAGGGGGAGACCTCCGGCGAGCTTCCTCGCCTCCTCCGCGATCAGGAACAGATCCGCGGCGCCGAACTCACGCAGGCACGAGACCAGCGCATCGCGCTTGGTCTCGGCATCGTAGCGGGCCGACTTGATCAAAAGGGCAACGAGGAAGGTCCGCGGCACGCGCTTCGTCATACGCTCGCCGCGGCCGCCGTTGTATTCGTGGCCGGAGAGCTCGCGGCCGGCATCGAAGAGTTTCTCGATGAAGCTGTCGGAGAGACCCGTGATCGCGCAGACTTCCTTGAACGAGAACGACGGCTTGTGCGGAACGAGCCAGTCGAACTGTAGCGTCGATTTCGCGGCGGCGATCCGGACGGGTGCTGGAAGTCTGGCTGTCACAGAATCAAGAGGCCCGCTGAAAGTTTAAGACTAGCTGAACGTGCAAACGATCGATCCTGTCGCACTCGTCAGCTAAAGCATTTAGCTGTAGCGCTGCTTTTTCATCCGCGATGATCGTTGCGAGCGCACGCGAGAGCCGGGCCCGCTTGGCAGTCGATTCATCCGGGAGTTTCTCCAGGACGAAACTGTATAGCTCGATGACTTTAGGATCCATGGGGTAGGGTTTTGATGGCAGCGACCACGCGCTGAGCTTTTGAGCCGTTCCGGGCGCCGTTCACCGCGGCTTTCACAGTGTGCTCGGAAACCTTCATCTCTTGGGCAAAGCTCCGATAGGTGTGCCCGGCGAGAATCAGTTTTGCGCGCAGGCGCCGGGAATTAGCTCTTGACCGCGAGTCCATTTTTTTGAGAGTGTGCCTAAACCGATACACCAATAAAAACGGACGACAAGAAAAATAATGGAGTCGGGCACCAAATCTTTCGGAGTACGCCTGCGGGGGCTGATCGAGAAAAAAGGGGAGACGGTTGCCCAGTTCTCAGAGCGGTACGGAATAGGTGAATCCCAGGCATTCAACTGGCTCAAACTTCAGAAGCCGCCACCGGCCAAACACTGGCAACGGATCTCCGATTATTTTGGGGTCAGCGAGTCCTATGTGATCACTGGCACCCCGGATGTTCCGTTCGCTCTAATCCGCGAACCTGAAGACTACCGAGTTTCCGGTAGTGAGCAGGATCGAGAGTTAGGGGCTCCAACGGATAAGAAACAGGCGATGATTAACCCCCGGCATGCTGCCGCCCCGCAGCAACCGAATCGATCAGACATCGAGGAGCACGTCCGCAAGTACCTCGATTTGGCAGAGAAGATCCCAGGCGGAATCACCCTTGCATACTATGAGATCAAGGAAGCGATCCCGCTGAAGAAAATGCAATCCAGGCAAGAAGATGTAGCCCCATGAAAATAGACTCAACGCCCGTGCCGCCTATCGTTCCAGTGACGGACAAACCGGCTGGCGCTCAGCTTACGAATGTCGAGGCCTTGAAGACCAAGAAGACCAATAAATATTTGGCTCCTGGTATCGTGGGATTCCTTCAGTTTCTTGGATCCAGCCTGATCGCGATCGGCGCAATATCGTTCATCCTTCTCTATGCGGCCAAGAGATACGATGAACCCGTCACGCCAATCTTCGAAATCTTAGGCATCTACCTTGGAGGTGCGCTCAGTTGTTTCGTGTTTTCTAGCATTATCGATTTTCTCGCGCGGAGCTGTGCACACCTGGAGAATATTAATTCCAGACTTGAGTCTCCCGACCGGTAAGTCTGCGAAATACTCGTTACCGTTCCCACCTTTCCCACCGTAGCCTAACGGCCGGTGGGTTTTTTCGTCTACGGTCGGCATGTCAATGCCGACCCCCGCACCAAGTCCATTAAAAACCGGACGCCGCATCACGGATGTGATCGGGACTTTCTTCGCGACCTCGATCGACGTGTGTCGGGCGGGGGATCGGGTGGCGCTGCATCTCGCAACAACTTCCGGGGAAATCGTCATCACGCTGGCCGCCCGTGAATTTGTCCTGAAGTGCCGCGGGGTGCGGGACCACAATCTGAATCCGCTGCCGAATCCGATCGACGTGCTGCGCGCTGAGGCGAGAGAGCGGCAGGCGCGATCGCTGGAACCGGCGCCTCTTCCCACTGAAACCGCGGCGCCCGTTAAGCGTCGGCGGAAGTCTCCGGCCGCGGCCGCTGAATTCGAGCGCGCCTGGACGATGCTGAAGGCAAGTCCGGCCCTGAGCGTGAGACAGGTCGCGGAGATCTGCGGCGTGAATGCCAGCTGCCTCTCGACCTGGGCAACCCGCCGCCACCCCGGAGAACTGGCAGACCTTCGTCGCGCTCTGAATCTCCCGGTGTACGGCCGGCGTCCCGTCCTGCCTGCGAACCTCACCCAGGCCGCCGCGGCCGGCGTTCCCCTGGTGAAGCCCAGCGGCCAGGTCCTCTGATTTTTCCACCCATGAACAAACTAAAACATATCATCCGGGCCCTGGCCTTTGAGGCCGTGGTCATCGCAGCGAGCGTCGGGCTCGCGGCCTTCGTTGTCTCCGCCCACGCTCAGGTTTCCCCCGATAGCGGGATCAGTCAGGTCACGATTGACGCCGCCTCCGCGGCCGCCGTGCCGTTCATCGTTTCCTTCGCCGAGAAGTATCCCTGGCTCGTGACCGCCCTCGCGGTGATCGCGACCCTGCGGCTGATCTTCAAGCCGGTCATGTCGGGGATCGAGGCGATCGTGAAGGCGACGCCGAGCACGACCGACGACGAATTTGTCGCGAAGGCCGAAGCCTCCCGCGCGTTCAAGATCTTCGCCTGGGGTCTCGACTACCTCGGCTCGATCAAGGTCGGCCCGCAATTCACGGCGAAGCCGGGCGAGACCGCGCCGCCGCCCCAGGCCTGAGCCCGCAAACCTCCGTTCAATGTGCAACTCGCCCTCGCTGTTCTCGGTCTCCTCGCTGCCCTGGTCCCGTTCCTTTTCTGGTGGGCCAAGCGCAACGCTGCGCCGACCGCTGTCGAGCAGCGCCAGGAGACCGACCGGGAATTCGAACTGCTCGAGCAGCAGATACTCGAGGCGGACGCTCGCGGCGATTTTGCCGCTGCTGATGCTCTTCGTCGCGTCCTGCTCGACCGTGTCGCACCCGAGCGTCCAAGCGTCGGCGACGGGCAACAGCTACCGGCTGCAACTCCCGCCGGGGACCAGGATCACCGCACCGGATGACGCAAGTGCTGCGCAGATCCGGGCGGTCGCCGTCAACGAGCTCGTGCCGGGGTCCGGCCGCGAACTCGTCCTCGCCGCGCCGCTGCAGCTCGTGAGCCCGACCTACATCGCCGAACGCAACGCGACGGAATCCTCCCTCCTTCAGCTGATCACGAACCTCAAGAACGACCAAGCCCGCGCCCTCGCCAAATGACGCCGCTTACCCTCGCCGACCTTTCCGCGCCGCCGCCGCCCGAAATCCTGTCCTCCTGGCTGGCCGTTTTCTTCTATCTGGTCGGAGGCACGACCGCGGCCATTATACTATATCGGCAGGTCACTGGGCGGGGATCGAGCACGACGATCAGTGACCAGCCGCTCGAGGTGAAGGAGCATGCGGGCATCGCGACGCTGCAGCAGCTCGAGGCCGTCAAGAACGAGACCCACGGGCGGATCAAGCGCGAGCGCGGTGAGATCGATGCGCGGATCCAGCGGGTCGAGGAAATCTCCGAGCGCAAGTTCGATAAGATCGAGGAGAAGATCGACGAAAACACGAAGCTCACCGCCGGCATGAACGGCGAGATGCGCCAGATCAACCAGGCGGTCACCCAGCTGACGAGTTCGCTCACGAACTTCATGCGCGACCAGGCCAACGATTCCCGATGAACAACGCCGAACTCGAACGCTTCCGGATCTGTCTCCTGCAGCAGCTGCGCGAGGTCGGGGCCGACCGGGATCTCCCGCTCGGCACGATCGTCACCGGCGCCAGGCTCGCCGCCTTCGCGGCCGCCAACGACGACACCGTCCGCGGTGAACTCGTCTATCTCCTGGACAAGGGCCTCGTCACCCGTGTCGAAAAGCAACTCTCCCCCGAGAACAAGCGCTGGAGGATCACGGCCGCGGGCCGCGACTTCCTCGCGGAGCAGGGCCTATGACGACCCACTCTCACACTTTCGGCGCCGTGGTGGTCGCCGGATATAACGGTCGGTCGGTGGTCAAAACCCCGGCGGGTGCGGTTCTTGGTTGCCGGCCCGCCGGGTGTAATTTCGCGCGCGCGGCGCGCTCCCGCTGATGCCTGGCAAGATCGCCAACTCCCTCAGCCACGACCAGCTGGTCGCCCTGCTCGACGAGCTGAAGTCGTTGAGCGGCTCGCCGACCCTGGCGCAGATCCAGGGGATCGCGAAGAAGCACGGGATCACGGTCTCCCTCGAGGGTGCGAAGACTTTCCGTAATACGACCTTCAAGGCGCACCTGGAGCGTTTAGCTTCCGGCCGCGAGAAGTCGGCGCAGATCCTCGCGGCCGTCCGCGAGGGCGGGGCGCATCCCCTGGACGCGGTCGAAGAAGCCGCGGCCTCAGATCTCCTGGATCTCTACACGTCCGGCGAAGACGTCGACGTTGGCTCGGTCGTGAAGATCGCGCTGCAGCTGCGCGCCTCTCTCGAACAGCGGAAGGACCGCGACCGCAGCGACCGCGATCTCGATCGCAAGCTCGCCGACAGCGAGGCGCGCCGCGCCGACGCGGCCGAGCGGCTGCGGGTCCTCTTGGAAAAGCTCGAGCTTGCCCAGCTCGACGCCGCCCAGGCCGTGATCACTCACGCAAAGGAGCTCCGCTCAGTCACGGCCGACACGAAGCTCGACGCCCAGGAAAAGACCGAGCGCGTCCGGAAGATCCTCTTTGGCGAACGCCCGGCCGACTGGCAGCCGATCAAACCTTCGGAGGTCACGAGCAAATGACCGCCGCCACTAACAAGAAGACTTCGGCCAAGGTCGCGAAGGCGATCGCCCTCAGTGCGGCTGTCGCCGTATCGACGGCCGGCGCCGTCCCGAACGTGGTCGCCGATTCGGCCGCGCTCGTGACCTTCCGCAAGTACCAGGAGCGCGTCTTCTGGGATCACGAGACGAAGACCCAGATCCTCCATTGGTCGCGCCAGATTGGGAAGAGCTACACGCTCGCCGCCTGGGCGGTCGACCGGCTGCTCCGTCATCCCGGACGCCTGGTCACGGTCCTTTCCAATTCCCGCGCTAACGGCCTCGAGTTCGTCCTTAAGTGCCAAGAGGTCTGCCGGAGGCTCGGCCAGGCGATCGAGCTCGAATCGAACCATGCCGAACTCGACAAGCGCTACGACCTTTCGGAGGACATGAAATACGACATGATGCGGGGCGAAGTCCGCATCACGGTTGCCGGCCAGACCGGCCGCATCCTGGTCCTCGCCGCCAATCCGCGCACCGCGCGCGGCTTTTCCGGCGATCTGATCCTGGACGAATTCGCGTTTCACCAGGACAGCGCCGCGATCTGGGAGGCGGCCGAGCCGATCATCTCGTCGAACCCGGACTTCCTTTGCCGGATCGCCTCCACCGGCAACGGCCGGCGGAACATGTTCTATCAGCTGATCAGCGAGGGCCGGATCCCGTACTACAGGGTCCGCCGCTCGGATGCCTGGAACGCCGGCGAGATCAAGATCTACTCGGCCGTCACGGGCAAGGAGATCACCCCCGACCAAGCCCGCGCCGAGGCGAGCGACAAGCGCGCCTACGACCAGAACTACGAATGCCTCTTCAACGACGAGGCAATGGCGCTCCTCACCCAGGAGCTGATCAACGCCGCGCAGCGCGAGGGTGTCGTGATCGAGAACCAGTCCTGGTCGTCGGTGACGATCGAGCGGCTCCTCTCCCAGACGATCGGCGAACTCTTCCTCGGCCAGGACGTCGGCCGGAACCGGGACCTCTCGGTCCAGACCGTCCTCGAGAAGATCGGCCAGGCTTACCGGGTGGTCGCGATGCTCCGCATGGAGAACATGCGCCTTCCGGCCCAGCAGGCCGAGCTGCAGCGGATCGCCACCCTGCCCAAGTTCCGCCGCGGTGCGATCGACATGACCGGCATCGGCCTGGGACTCGTCGAGTATTCGCAGGAGCAGCCCTGGGGCCAGCGGATCGAGGGCGTCAACTTCGGCTCGACCGAGGCCGTCTCCAACCGGCTCCGGGCCGACGGCACCAAGTCCCCGACCGCTCGCGTGACCGAGATCATGGCGACCGAGATGCTCCAGGTCTTCGAGGATCACCGGATCGAGATCCCGATGGATCCCACCCTTCGGGACTCCCTCAGGAAGCCCGAGAAGATCACGAGCCCCGGCGGCCGGGTCTCGATCGCCGCCACCAGGGACGAGGCCGGCCACGCCGACGAGTTCTGGTCGGTCGCCCTGTCCATCCGCGCCGCCTCCCGCGGGGTCGCCTCCTACAGTTCAACCCTCGTCTGACCCACCATGCCCACTTTCCCCAAGCCCGAAACCGCGCATTTGCCCGCCAAGGCCCCTAAGTCGTCCCGGTGGGTAGCTAGACCCCAATTCGCGCCCGGAGCCCGTTCTAGCCTATATTTAATGAAACTTAAAGGGCACCTGGAGGCAGCGCTGACGCAACCGGACCCGTCCGGAAGGGGGGAGACGGCATGAGCAAGGCGAAGACACCCTTCTTTTCGGCCATGGGTAACCGGCTCGATGCCATCGTCGGTGCCTTCCGGGCCAAGGCGATCTCCCAGCTGGCACGGGCGTTCCAGACCGGATCTGACACCTATGACGGGATCGGGACCAAGTACTACCAGCCCTATGCCCAGTCGCCCTGGATCTTCTCGGGCATCAACCTGGTCTCCGGGGAATTCACGGGGCTCCCGCTCAAGTTCTATGCTGGCGCCAAAGAGTACAGCGATCCGAAGCTCGAGGCCTGGTGGGAGGCGCCGGCGCTCGGGTCCGACAAGAAGCGCCTGAACCGCAGCCAGGTCGACCAGCTGCTGGCCATGTGGCTGCAGCTCGAGGGCGAATTCTTCATCCTCTTGGACGCGAGCTGGGCCGTGCCGTTCCCCAAGGGGGACCTGCCTCCGTTCATCATCGGCCGGCCTGACCGGGTCCGTTTGATCGTCCAGGGCGGAGACCTCCAGGGCTACGTCTGGTCCGACGCCGGCGGTCGCCAGCACGTCTTCCTGCCGGAGCAGGTGATCCATAAGCTCGAGCCGAACCCCTACGACGACTGGCGCGGCATCGGCCGGGCGAAGATCGCCACCGTGGCCGCTGAGGGCGCGTTCCTGACCGGCAACTACATCCGCGAGCTGATGCGGAACAACGGGGACCAGGGCTTTATCGTGATCGGGAAGAACGGCGTCGCGGACGATACCCAGCGGGCCCAGATCATCGCGGATCTCCGGGCCAAGCGCCAGGCGCTCCGGGCCGGCATGCCGAAGGACCTCTTCCTGACGGGCGACATCACCATCGATCGTCCCACTGAGCAGGCGGCCGGGGTCGATCTCACGAACACGACCTCGCTCTCCCACCAGGAGATCTACGTTTCCCTCGGGATCCCGCCGTCGATGACCGCGGTGAAGGCGGCCTATTCGATCGGCAAGGACAGCGATCGCTACCAGCTGATCACCGGGACGAGCCAGCCGCTTTCCCGCAAGATCACCGGTGCCTACGGCGAACTCGCTTCCCGGCAGACGAGGAAGGCCCTCACGGCCGAACACTACTGGGACGATCATCCTGTCATGCAGGAAGTCCGCACCGCGCGGATCGAGACGGCCCTGAAGCTCTGGGCATCCGGCATGTCCTGGATGGACGTGAACGATTACCTCGACCTTGGGATGGAGCCGTTCCCCGGCTGGGAGATTCCCTATCTGCCATTCTCCGTGACTCCCGTGGATCTGTCGGGCGCGAAGCCCGCCCCAGCGGATCCGGGCGAGGATCCCGCCCTCGGAGAAATGAGCCGGCGCCGGTCGGCCGATCTGCCGGAGATCGCAGCCTTGCGCCTCCTCTTCCTCACCCGTTCGCGCCAGGGGGAAGCCGCTCTGGCGATCCAGGCGAGCGCCACCCAACTCGAGGCGGAAGTCCTCGCGGGCTTCACCTGCAACTGCGGCGCCGGCGTCGTGACCCAGAAAGCCGATCGCCCCGCGAAGGAGATCACCCTCTGGCGCCAGCAGATGGCGCAGCGCCGCGAGAGCATCCAGGCATACAAGTCAGCCTTCGGTCGGCTGCTGACCGAGATCCGGATCGAGACCCTGCGGAACATCGAAGGCGAATCCGGCAAGGCGCTCCTGGCGAAGCGTGTCGCTCCGGACCAGGCAGCGACGAAGACCGCGGCGAGCGACTTCCTCTTCGACCTGTCCAAGTTCAAGGACCGGTTCACCGCGACCATGCGGAAGCAGGGCACCGCCGCCTTGAACAAGGCCGGCGAGCAGCTCTTCTCCGAACTCGGCCGCTCGGATCCGTTCACCTTCGCGCCCCAGGAGGTCCTCTCCTTCCTCGGCGACCGCGAGAACCGGATGCGGAATGTCCCAGAGGACGTCTTCGGTCGGATCAAGGATTCCCTCCAGGAGGGCCTTGATGCCGGCGACTCGACCACGGATCTCGCGGACCGGGTGCGGGCCGAGTTCAACAGCCTGGGGAAGGGCGAGGCCCAGCGGATCGCGCAGACGGAAGTCTCCGCGGCCTACGGCTTCGGCCGCCAGGCGGCCATGAAGAAGGCCGGAATCAAGTTCAAGCAATGGCTGACGAGCGGCAACGCGAACGTCCGGCCCGCCCATGCCGAGGCCAACCTGCAGACGGTCCCGATCGACGAGCCCTTCATCGTCGACGGCGAGGAGCTCATGCACCCCGGCGACTCCTCGGGCTCCGCGGGGAACGTCATCAACTGCCACTGCGTGTCCCTCGCGAAGGCCGACGCCGAGTCCTGATTTTCCATCCCATGAAAAAACTGCTCTCCCTCCTCCTCGCGGTGCTTCTCGCGCCGCTCGTCTCGGCCGCTACCAATGGCGCCGGCGCCGGCTTGGTCGACGATTACACGACCCGCGTCGTCCTTGGCCAGGGTACGCCGATCACCTTCTACGCGACGAACGCCGCGGCCGGCACGACCACGACGGAAACGGCGATCACGCTGACGAAGTCCGCCGGCACGGCCGCCACCTCGACCGCCGTCTCCTTTGTCGTCACGAGCGGGAAGCGCTTCCGGATCACCTCGATTACGATCGCGACCAAGGGCCACGCGACCGGCACCGCCCAGGTCACGACCTTCAGTCTGCGGGTGAACACGGCCGGCGCCGTCACGACCTCGAGCACCCCGGTCATCTTCCAGGCCTCGAGCGCCACGGTCGCCACCTCCGGCGCCTGGGACCGCAGCCACTACTCGTTCGCCGACGGCTACGAGATCCTCGGCGACGGCACGCTCCAGATCGGGCTCACCGCCGCGGCCACGTACACGACGAACGCCCCGACCTGGTACGCCGTTATCACCGGCTACGAATACTGATTTCCCATGCACGCGAACCTCCTCTCCCTCCTCGCCAAGCACAAGCTCACCGGCCCGGTCCGCCGCGAGATCTCCGTCGAGCCGAAGGTGCTCGACGCCAAGAAAGGCATCGTCCGCTACTGCGCGAGCGACGAGAGCCTCGACTGGCACGGGGAGATCGTCCGCGTGAACGGCTGGCGCTTCGACTACTTTGCGAAGAACGCGCCCTTCGTGAACAGCCACGACTACGGCGACATCCGCCAGCTGCTCGGCCAGGTCGTGAACTTTTCGATCCAGGGTCCGGAGCTGATCGAGGACGTGCAATACGCGCTCACCGAGACCGGCGACTGCCTAGCCGACTGGGCTTTCAAGATGGCGCGTGACGGGTTCCTCAAGGCCGTCTCGGTCGGCTTTGTCCCAGTCTCCATGTGCTCGAAGTGGGACGGCGACACGAAGGACTTCCTCGCCCAGATCGCCGAGCTTGGCCTCGACGCCGCCACGGCCGCTAAGCTCCGCGCCGTCTACCGCGAGCAGCAGCAGATCGAGCTCTCGCAGTGCATCCTCGGGGCGAACCCGAACGCCCTGGCGAAGGCCTACCGCGCCGGAACCCTCACGGAGGAAGACCTCCAGAAATTTTGCGCCATGCAGGACAGCCTCGAAATCGACAACCCGGCCGATCACTCCGCGCCCGCCGGGACGTCTTCCGCGCGGACGAAGCTCGCCCTCCTGGCGCAGATCCAAGCCCTGCTCTAAATCCAAAATGAAAATTGTCTCTACGCTCCTCGCGTTCTTCGCGGGCCTGTTTGCCGGGATTCCCCTGGTGAACCCGCCCGCCGTCAAGGCCGACCGGATCCCGGTCAGCTCGTCCACCGTCTACTTCGAAAACTTCTTCCTGAGCGTCGGCCGGCACCTGGCCGTCGGCCTCCTGAGGATCGAGCTCGCGATCGACCGCATGTTCGGTGCGCGGATGCCTGTCCTTGGCTTGGGCGTTGCGCCCGGCCTGGACGAGCAGATCCAGAAGTCGCTCGAGGCTCTCAACGGTCGCCTCGGCAAACTCGATGAGGTCGAAAAGGCCGTCGCCGCCAACAAGGCCGATGTCGATCAGGTCACCAAGGCCATCAACGAGGTGAAGCTCTCCCTCGATGAGTCGCGTCGCATGCAGCTTGAGTTCAAGTCGGCCTACCGGGCTCCGGCTCGCGCCGATGGTTCTCCGGCCGACATCAGTGACGAGTGCGCCAAGTTCCTTGGCTCGCTCACCCTGTGCTCCGCGATCCGCCAGGGTGGCTCGTTCATCGAGGCGGAGAAGCTCAAGAACTTCATGGGCATCGTCGAGCGGAACCTCGGGCCCGTCGCCAAGTCGGCCCTGACGACTTCCGACATCCCGCTCCCGGTCCAGTATGCCGCGGAAGTGGTCGAGCTCGTCTACGCCTACGGCATCGCCCGCAAGGTCGGCACCGTGTTCCCGCTGGGTGCGGCCACGGTCAAGCTGCCGAAGCTCGGCACCGACACCGACTGGGGCCTGATCGCCATGAGCGGTACGGTCACCGAAGTCAGCCCGAGCTTTGCCTGGGTGACGTTCACCGCGGAAAAGTTCGGCGGCCTGATCCGTCTCCCGACGGAACTGGACGAGGACTCCGTCGTCGCGGTGGGCAAGTTCGTCGCCCGCTACGCCGCCCGCAAGATCGCCAAGGTGGAGGACTACCAGTTCTTCCGCTCGACCGGCGCTGCCAGCGGCGTCAACGGTACGGCCGAAGGCCTGACCAAGAACGTCGTGACGGACACGATGTTCTACTACAACGGCAACAGCTCGACCTCGGGCAAGACCAAGCAGACGGACGCGACCCTGGCCGACTTCCGTGGCCTGCGCGGGACGCCGAACGGCGCCGTGCTCGGTAATGCCGCCTACTACATGCACCCGACGTATGAGGCGCTGCTCGTGAGCTTCAACACGTCGGCGACGGTCACGCCGTATCTGCGCGGCACCGCCGGTTCCCCCGCGACCCTGGATGGTTTCCCGATCATCTGGGTGCCTGTCCTGCCCGCGCTCTCCTCGACCGCGAGCGCGAGCCTCGTGCATGCGCTCTTCGGCGATGCGAGCTTCATGTATCTCGCGCCCCGAAACGGTATCCGCTTCGACACCTCGAAGGACGCCGCGTTCACGACCGACGAAATCCTGATCCGCGGCATCGAGCGCCTCACGGTGGGCAAGATGGCGACGGACCCGGTGGCCGGTCTCCGGAACGCCGCCAGCTGAACGAGTCTTCTGCGAGGTCCTCCGCCACGGGGCGGAGGGCCTTTTAGAATCCTCCCATGATCAAGAAACCAATCGTCAAGCGCCCGATCCCCACAATCCGCACCAAGTAGCCAGGATACTTTTCCGCCATGAACCTCACCCTCGGGACTCTCGAAGAGCTGAAGATCCACCTGCTGAACGAATCGATGCGCAGCGCGGACACCTTCGACGCCACGATCGCAGCGATCGGCCGCGGCGTCGCCGCGCGCTTCGAGCAGTACTGCATGCGGAAGTTTCTGCGGACCGTGAACGATACTTTCGAATGCACCGCCGATCGCATGCATGTTTCGCTCCCGCGATACCCGCTCGACGCGGCCCCGACGATCGAGTTGCGCGATGCACTTTCGACGGGCTACGTCGCCCAAGTCTACAACGACCTGGTCGTCGATCACGACCTGACGGCCGGACTCATCAAGTTTGCCGCATTCCCTGGTCCCTATTGGTCCCGCCTCCGGTTTACCTACACGGGCGGCTACTGGTTCAGCGACACGGCCGGGGACAACGGCACGCCCCAGTCCGTCCAGGAGGGCTTCATCACCCTTGTGATCAACGACGAGACGGTCGCCATCACCTTCGATTCCGAATACACCTCTCCGCCCGTCGTCACTCCGACCGTCGTATTGCCGGACGCGAACGGGAGCGCCATCTCGGCGACGCCCTACGCGATCACGACGACCGGCTGTTTGGTGAAGCTCGGCGCCGCGATCCCAGCCTCTGGCTACCAGCTGTCCTGGGTCGCGACGGGCTCGGTCCCTGGCGTGGCGACGCCGGCCGACCTGCCGACCGGCGCCACGGCCCGGCCGGACGACCTGTATCTCGCCTGGCTCCTGCAGTGCGAGCGGATCTGGGCCGTTCGCGACAACCTCGGGATCAACATCGCCGGCGAGAAGTCGGTGACCTTCGTCTCCTCAACCCTCGCCGCCTTGGAACTCGTGCCCGAGGTGAAGAACAAGATCGACGGCTATCGCCGCTACGCCCTGACATGACCGAGCTCGTCCTCACTGACAACGCGGCCGCGGTCCTGCGGCAGATCAGCACCATGCCCGAGCGCATGGGCCGGGGGATCGCGCAGGCCTTCGACCAGCAGAACCTGCTCACGATCGCCTATGCCCAGCAGCACAAGCTCTCCGGCCCGCGGCCCGCGGTCCTTGGCGTCGTCACAAACCGCCTCCGCCTTTCCCTGAATGCGAGCCCGGCTGTCGTCGAGGGCAACACCATCACTTCCGCGATCGGGACCAATGTCCGCTACGCCGGCGTCCACGAGCGCGGCTTCGAGGGGGACGTCCAGGTCGATGGGTACACCCGGAGGATCTTGAACAAGACGGCCTCCCGCTACACCTTCGACATGGCCACGGGCCGGACGACGAAGTCGAAGCGGAAGATCCGCGCTGTCTTGGGCCAGGTCACAGTCCGCCCGTTCACGCGGCACATGAACGTGCCGGCCCGGCCGTATCTCTCCTCGTCGATCGCCGAGCGGCACTACGACTACGGCTTTGCCATCTCGAAGGCGATCGTCACCGCCTGGAAAGAGGGAGGCTCGTCATGACCTACATCCCTTCCCAGATGGAGCGCCTGCAGCTCGACTGCGTCGGCCGCCTCGAGGCGGAATACTACTTCAACGACATCGGCGTCTTTGTCCTGCGGCCGCGCGAGAACGACGGCTTCACCCAGATCCAGTCGCGGATCGACCAGCTGGTCGGCGGCCTGGTGAAGAAGAACGGCAAGAGCGGCGCGGCCATCTATGCCCTCATGCCGACGGCGGATGCGACCGACCTCGATGCGCCGGGCCCGCGCCTGGACAACGCCATCACCTTCCGCTGCCAGGAGCTCCCGGTCGTCAACATGGGGCCGAACGGCACGCTCAAGAGCTGCGAGGAGATCGCGATCCGGGTCCTGCAGGTTCTCCACCATTTCAATCCGGGGAAGGGCAATGTCCTCTATGCCGCGCCGGACGTCTGGACCCCGAGCGCCGCGGCGGATCCCAAGGTCACGATCGACATCAAGCTCATGCAGAAGAGCGGACTCCCGTACTACCAGAAGTGCGCGCCGGTCACGATCGCGGCGGCCGGTCTCCTCGTGACGCTCACCTGCGCGACCCCGAGTTCGATCATCCGCTACTCGATCGACGACTCCTACCCGACGCTCACCTACACGGCGCCCTTCACGCTGCCGGCGGCCGCCACCGTGCGCGCGGCCGCGCACACGACCGACCTGCAGCAGTCCGACCTCCGCGAACTTTCCGTTTCGTAAACACAAACCCGCTCCCGTCATGCCTACTCCCATCAATCCCGCACTCGTGATCGCCGGTCCGGCGTATGTCTTTACCCGGAACAAGGCTTTTTATTCCAAGGGCAACGTCGTCGTCTCGCCCAAGATCGAAACCTTCGGCATCGAGCTCGCCGCCTATGGCTCGATCGAGGACCGCGAGAGCAACGCCTCGCTCGAGGTGAAGTTCACGCCGGTCGGCCGGCTCGACGCCCTCTCGGTCCTCTGGCCCTACGGCATCGTTAGTCCCGGCGAACTCGTCCACGCCGTGGCCCAGATCGTCTCGGTCGATACCGCGACCGAGATCATTACGTTCAACAGCCTGGCGCGATTCCGTGACGGCGCCCCGATCGTGACGGCCACCCTGGGCACGCTCCCGACCGGTCTCTCCGCCGGACTCTATTACCTGCACAAGCTCTCGGCGACCACGGGCACCCTGCACACGAGCGAGGCGAATGCCCTCGCCGGCACGAGCGCCGTGAACCTCACGGCCTCCGGCACCGGGATCTCGCGGATCATCGAGCAGGAATACCTGAAGATCATCACCCTCACCGGTGACCAGTACATGTTTCACAACACGGCTGTTGTCGCCTCGCCGGACTTCAACGGTTCGGCCGCCTCCACCGCGATCGGCGAGGTCACCTTTGAGGCCTTCCGGAAGTTCGGCACCGCGCCGACGAACGCCAATTCGTTCTTCACGAAATCGACCGGCACTACCCTGGACACCTCGTTCGATCCTTCGAACATTGTCACGCAGGCCTACTCGTTGGCCTGGGGTGCAAGCCTGCCGTGGAGCGCCCTCAGCACCAGGGCCGGCATCAAGGCGACCTTCCCCCTGAGCGTCGAGGCGATCGGCGACGACGCCAGCGGCCTCTCCACCCGGAGGATCAATTCCGCGGACGCTGCCTTCTCCTGCACGCCGATTGGCGTCACCGAGGACGACGTCTACACGAAGCTCGTCCTCCAGGACACCGGCGCCGGCCGCGGCCGCCGCCTGACGAGCACGGACAACCTGCTCCTCTCCGACGGCTCGTCGGTCTACCTCCAGCTCTACGGCGCCGTCCTGCAGCCGGGCTCGTTCAACTACGACAAGGCCCTGGACCGCGTCGGCGAACTCACCTGGAAGCCGACCCGCACGTTCGCCTCCGGTGTCGCCAAGGCCCTTTACTACGTCGGCGGCACGACTCCCCCGTGAGCTACGCCCTCGAGACGACCTACGATGGGGTCCTCCTCGCGTCTCCCGATCCGGCCCTCGGCCGGATCGGGCCGTTCGGCATTACGCTCAACGGTCAGCAGGTCGTCGACGAGCAGGCGCTCTTTCGCGCCGTCCAGTCCTCCTTCCTCGGCCGCGGCGGCCAGGCGACGGAGTTCAAGTTTCGGGTCAACGCGCAGTTTTCCACGCTGCGCCAGGCCTTCGAGTTCATGTTCACCCACCAGAGCGATCTGTCGGCGAACGGCGATTTGACGATCACGACCGGCCCGACCGGCGACACCTCGACCGTCAAGCTCGCGAACGCCGCCTATGCCTCGGTCGCGATCGTCGAGGTGAAGGGCATCTCGATCGTCCTCGAATACACCTTCCGCGGCGGCCTCTTCGCGATCGTCTGATTCCTCCCATGAAGTTTAAAGCCATCCTCCTCGGTCTCGCGATCATGCTCCTGGCCGGCGCCGCCCGCGCCCAAGGCCTCTTCGGCGACCTGACCGTGCAGCGCACGATCACCCTCCAGGGTGCCTTAAGACCGGCTCAAATCACCGCTAACCAGGACGACTATAGCCCGACCGACCTGAACAAGGCCGCGCGGCTTTACCTCTCGACGAACGCGACCCGGACGCTGTCTGGCCTGCTCGCCCAGGTCGACGGCCGGCGGATCGTGCTTACGAATAGCGGGCTCTTCAGCCTGGTCCTGGCAAACGAGAGCAGCTCGAGCGCGGCCGCTAATCGCTTTGCCTTGGGCTCAAGCTTGACGATCACCGCGGGATCCAGTGTCGAATTGATCTACGACGGCACCGCGGCCCGCTGGCGGCCGGCCGGTGGCGCTGGGTCGGGTGGCGGGAGCGGATCCGGCGACATGCTCGCCGCAAACAATCTTTCCGACCTCACCGATTTCTCCTTGGCCCGGTCAAACCTCGGCCTCGCAATTGGGAGCAACGTCCAGGCTTACAACTCGACACTGGCCGCGATCGCCGCCGGCACCTGGACGGGATCGACGAGTCTCACGACTCTCGGCACGATTGCGGCTGGCACCTGGCAGGGAACGCCCATTTCGACGGCCTATATCGCGGATGGTTCAGTCACCCTAGCCAAGATGGCCAACATGGCCACGGCTTCGATCCTGGGCCGAAATACGGCCGGCACCGGGGCTCCTGAGGTCCTCTCAGCCTCGACGACAAAGTCGCTCCTCTCGCTCAACAACGTCGAGAACACGGCCCTCTCGACTTGGGCCGGCACGACCAACGTCACGACGCTCGGCACGATCGCGACCGGCACTTGGAGCGGGACGGCGATTGCGGCGAACAAAGGCGGCACCGGCCAGACTAGCTACACGATTGGCGACCTATTATACGCTTCGAGCAGCTCGGCCCTGTCAAAGCTCGCGGCCGTAGCGGTTGGCCAGGTCCTGGTAAGCGGTGGCACCGGTACGGCGCCAGCTTGGTCGGCGACTCCGACGCTGACCTCCATCACGTCGCCGGCCTCGACTTCTCTGACTCTTGCGACGCTCGACACCAATCAGAATATCATTCTAGACCCACACGGTACGGGATTCACGAGCAGTGACAGCCCGATCGTCCTGACAGATAACACTAGCTACCGAACCTGGCAGGGTCCTTCCGGAGTCTCGGGTCGCGCCGGTGTGTATACGCAAAAGGAAGCGGCGAGCTCGGCCATATATGTCTTGGGCATCGGGACCGCAGGAACCATCAATGCGAGCTATTTAGGGTATCAGGCGAGCGGATCATTTGCTGCGATGACTGCAACCAGTTCTGGGGCCAATCTCGTTGGACTGGCTGGAAACTCCTTCGGCGGGACAACCTGGGTAAATACGGCAGGCATGACCGTTAATACAACCGAGGTGCATTCTGAATCTGCGCGCGGCACCCAGATCTACTTTCGGACGACGCCCAACGGTTCGACGACAGCTGCAATTGTTGGATACTGGAGCAACCAAGGTAACCTCCTCGTCGGTACTTCGTCGGACAGCGGACTCACAGGTGCTGGAGGCTTTAAAGTCGCTTCGACGACGGCCAGCACGAGCACGACCACCGGCTCTGGCATCTTTGCGGGAGGCATTGCCGTTGCAGGTAATTCTTATTTTGGAGGAACTCTGAACGCATACGGGCAGCTGGTTTTAGGAGTCAGCGCGACGACGCTCGGTTCGCTCAAGCTCTTCGGCAACACGTCCGGCGATGCGACGATTCAACCCGCCGCGGTGGCTGGAACCTCGACCATCGTCACCCTGCCGAACGCTAGCAGCACGCTCCCGATCTTCGGCCAGCAGATCACCTTCACCGGTCCCACTGCGGCGCGCTCGATTGCGCTGCCTGACGCTTCTTTCACAGTCGCGCGCACCGATGCGGCCAACACCTTCACGGGCGCGAGCACGGCGACCTCCTGGACCATGACGACGCCGGTGATCGCCGGCGGCCTTACTGCCTCGGGTTCGGGCGCAAATAACTTCGCCGGATCGACCGGTACATTTATCACGTCGACCGGCGCGAACACGCTTTCTGGCGCGGTGACGGTCAACGATGCGACGACGCCCTCGATCACGCTCGCGAGCGGCAAGACGAACACCGGATTCTTTCTCGTCAACGGCAAGACCTCAGGCGGACTTAAGCTGATCGCGGCCGACGCCGCGGCGCAGACTGTGACCGTGAGCCTCGCCGCGCAAACGACCGGCGCCAGCACGCAGACGATTCCCGACATGGCGGGAAGCTCCGACACGTTCGTCTTTCTCGCCAAGGCCCAGACGCTGACGAACAAGACGCTCACCAGCCCGACGCTCACGACCCCCGCCCTCGGCACGCCCGCGAGCGGCGTGGTCACGAATTTGACCGGAACGGCGTCGATCAATATCAACGGTACGGTCGGAGCAACCACGCCGATGACGGTCGCCGCCACGACCCTCAGCGCGAGCGGTCTCACTCAACTTCGCACGTCGTCCGGGTATGCTGCTTATATTGGCCGAAGCGGGACCGATGATCTTCTGGCATTAGCTGGGGGCGCTGCTACGAACGGCTCGTCGATCCTCTCTCTTGATAGCACGGCGACAACGTACCGACCATTTATCCTCGATGGATCGGCCGTCAGCATTCGCCAGAGCGGAACCAATGTCGGAGTGTTTTCTTCTACCGGCCTCGCGGTGACGGGGGGATTGAGCGCTACGAGCAGCTCTTGGATCGGGGCCTCGGGTGGCGCCCTCCGCACCTATAACCTGGACATCAACGGCGTCGGGACGAACGACGGAGTCTCCCTGGGCCTGCGGAAAAAGGGCACGGGGTATTCGACGATCCGGATGTCCACCGTCGGGGATGCGGCTGGCTGGGACATCAACTACAATTTCCCGTCTTCAAATGTTCTGGGATTCTACGACATCGGGAGTACCACCACGATCCTCACCCTGAGCTCTACCGGCCTCGCCGTGACGGGCAACATGGGCGCATCTCGTTCGGGGATCTACGGTCCAAGCCTGAATCTAACTTCCTCGGATACCGGGGCTCGGTCCTGGTCTTTCACATCATCTGGAACTGGAGATTTGGGAAGCGTCGCGGGCAGATTGAACGTCGTCGACGTAACTGGATCGGCCGTCATCGCGTATTTTAACACCGGGGGCCTCGCGGTCGCCGGCACACTCACCGCCGGCTCTAGCGTGATCCAGATCACGACGGCCGCGGGTTACCTCAAGCCGAACGCGGTGCCTGGCGCCTCCGCCCTCACCGAATCCGCGGGGGCGACGACGATCGACTGCGCGCTGAGCAACGTCTTCACCCTGACCCTCAATGCGAACCTGGCGACGGTGACCTTCTCGAACTTCGCCGACGGGCAGACGATCATCGTCCACGTCCTGAACACCGCCAGCAACTACACCGTCACCTGGGGAAATTCGATCAAGTGGGCGACCGCGACCCAGCCGACCCAGACGGTCGGCGCGAAGACCGACACCTGGACCTTCGTGAAGGCCGGCAGCACGATCTATGGCGCCGTCGTCCAGAACCAGTCATGAGACGCCTCGGCATGATTCTCCTGGGGCTCGCGCTCCTGCAGGTGGCGGCGATCGCTCCGATCTCGTTCCTCAATGCGCCGACGGCGGGCGGGGGCGACATTACCACTAGTCTCGTGGCATGGTACAAAATGGACGAAAATACAGGGACATCCACCACCGCCGATTCTTCCGGGAACAGCCTGACTGCCACCTTAAACAATAGCCCCTCCTGGACTACCGCTCAGATCGGCGTGTCGGCCCTCAGCTTCAACGGGAGCAATCAATATCTCACGATTTCGGGCACGACGACGCTGAAACCGTCGACTTTTACGATCGCCGCATGGGTTAAGGATTCCGGATCGATTCCGACGCCGACTGCGAGGTGGATCGTTTCGCTAAATCAAAACGACGTGCGGCTGATCATGGCAGATAGTGGCGATGGCCACATCGCCTCTGAAATTTACAACGGTTCGGGATTTACGACATTAGCTGCGGGGACGTTGAACGTAGGAGCCTGGAACCACGTCGTGGTCACCTATGACGGCAGCACTCAGAAGATCTATTTGAACGGCACTCTTTCCGCCAGCGGCTCAGCGACACTTTCGTGGGAATCAACGGCTTCGTCGAGCATCGGCGCGACCCAAGGCGGAAGCCTGCTTTGGAACGGAAAACTAGACGATGTTCGAATCTACAGCCGGCCTCTCTCTCAAACCGATATCGATACTCTTTATGCGTACAGATAATCCCATTAAGAACCTCCTCCGCGCCCTTTCGATCGTCGCGTGCCTCTGCGCGCTCGTCGCCGCCGCCATTGCCCAGGACGCTTTCGTCGCCGAGCCGCTCGGCAAGGCCGTCAGCAAGAAGCTCGTGATCACGCGGCTCTATGGTGAGCCCGCGGCCGATGGCTCGACCTCGCTGACCGCGACGCTCGGCACGCGCCTGGTCACGGCCGACGGTGAAATCGGCACCGCTCCTGGCGGGACCTCCGTCTCGATCCGCCTCGAGGCCTCCGGCAAGACGACGATCGTCCTCGCCGATGGCACCAAGATCACCGACGGCCAGATCCTCGAGGCCCTCGGGATCCTGATCGCCCAGGCGAAAGGCGACCAGGATGTCGCCGTCGCCGAGGCGCAGGCCGCTCGCGCTGCCGAGGTCCAGGCGGCCGCGGCCAAGCTCGAGGCGATCAAACCCGCGCCGGCTCCCGTGCAAGCAGTCCCGCCCGGATCCTGAGCCATGAGCACAGGCCATGTCGTCCTCATCGTGATCGGCACGATCGTCGGCCTCGTCGCTGGCGCCGCGCTGCTCCTATGGACATTCGGCAAGATCGTCGAATCCATGTGGGGTAGAAAGTAGGACCGGAAAGACCCATGAATCCCGACGGCACCCAGGATCGGAACCTCGTCACCTTTGTCGGCCCGCGCGACAACGGGGCCCGCGTGGACATGTCCGGCGTGACGGTCTCGGCCGCGCTCGCCTACACGGCGGCCGTCAAGTGCACGACCCAGCTGCAGGACCTCGAGGCGAACTTCGGGACCGTCGTCGCCGGCAGCGAGAACGCCGCCGACATCAATGACCGCTCGCGGGTCAAGCTCACCGCCGAGCGGTGGATCCTGACGGGCAGCAAGTACGGTTTCACGGTCAAGGGCATGAGCTCCGCCGAGCTCGTCGGCCTGGTCGAAGGTTCCGGTCGGGAGTGCGACGTCGACTATGGCAACTACAGCGACCAGTTCCCGCGGGGCAAGGCCTCGGGGAAGTTGAATCTCTGGCGCGAGGATCGCGTGACTCCGATCCGGGTCCGCTGCCTCCAGGCCGACGCCCCCGAGCTCGTCCCTGGCTCTGGCCCCTACGTCTTTTTGGCCCCGAACCCCGCCGCCTGGTACCACGATCTCTTCATCGAGTACTTCCTCTTCATGCGCCGCAACCGGCTGGCGTTCGTCTGACTTTTCCCATGAAAACCCACCGCATCCTACTCCTCGCCGCCGGGCTCTTTGCCCTGGCGTTTTCCGCCCGCGCCGAAACCGTCAAGCTCACCCGCTCCGATGCGGCCGAGCTCTACATCGCGATCGCCTCCACGGAGGCCGGCCTGTCGCCGGCGAACACCGTGGCGGCCGCCGACAACCTGAATGCCCTCCGCCCCTACGTGGAGGCCCTGGACAAGGGCCGTGCGGCCGCGCAGCGCGCCGCCCGTAAGCTCGGCCTGGCCAAGCCCGTGCCGGCCGACCTCGAGGACCAGATCCAGCGCCTGAGCGACGACCTCGAGGCCAAGGTCATGAAGGAGGAGATTTCCGTCGACCTCGCCCCGATCGCGCTCTCCGACGACGAGATCAAGGAGGCGAAGATCAAGCCCACCGTCCTCGCGCAGTTCCGCCGCTGGCTCAAGGCCGCCAAGAAATAGGTACCCGATGGCCAACGATCTCCAGCTGCAGGTCCTGATCAAGTCGGTCGCTGATTCGACCGGCTTCAAGATCACGACCGAACAGGCCCAGAAGCTCAAGGGGTCGCTCGACGACGCTGCCAAGGGCCAGAAGGGCCTGGCCAAGGAGACGCAGGGGGCCAAGGAGCAGCTCGGCGGCCTGAAGGAGAGCGGCCGCGGCGCGACCGAGATGCTCGACGGATTCAGCCGCGCGTCCCAGGGCGGCCTGCAGGGGATCCTCGGGGTCGGACAGGCCACGAAGGGTTTCGTCAACGTGCTGCGGGGCGCAGTCGGTGCCAGCGGCCCGATTGGCCTGGCAATCACCGCGATCGGTATCCTTGCCGGAGCTGCGCTTCTGCTTGCGAAAAACAACCAGAAGGTAACTGCCTCTGCAGAGGAACTCGCGACAGCGAGCAAACGTGCTGCCGATCGGGCGGCTGAGCTCGAGAAGATCCGCCTCACGAAGTTCAATAATACGATCGAGGATGCCGTCCGCTCCTCTCAGCAGCTCCTGAACAACCTCGTTCAAACGAACGCCCTGATTGATAAGCTCGAGCAGTCGAAGGCAGGCGCTCAGATCGCAGCCATCGATGCGAACCCGAGCCTCACCGAAACCGAAAAGGTCGCCGCGAAGCAGAAGATTCAGCAGGGCCTAGTGACGGGTCAGCGGGCGCGCGAAGATCAGAACCTGACGGCTCAACAAGAGGACGCGGCGCGGCAGCTGGACATTCGGATCCAGGCCCAGAAGGACGAGGAGCTCAGAGTCGCAGCGCTAAAGAGAAAGCGCGAAGAGATCGATGCCGACAAATTTGCAAGGGAGCAGGAGATTGCGGCGCTCTCGAAGAAACAAACTGACCTTGGGGCAAAAGCCGGACTCGGTGTATATGCGGGTCTAGCCCTTGCACCATTCGGGGCTGCAGGGACAGCGATCGCTGGTTCGAATATCGACAACGCAAAGAAGTATTTTGCGATCAGCTCCCAGATCGAAACGCTTAAGGCCCGCCAGGCTGCTGCGACCTCCGAAGATTCGACCCGCAGGGCTGGTTCTCTCGATGAGCAGATCAGAGGCGGAGAAACGTCGCTGGCTACCAGTCGCCAGGCCACGCACCTTGCGGGCGAAACCTACAATCAGACCGTGGCCTCAATCGAGGCCCAGCGGAGACTGAATCCCCAGATCCGGGCACAGGAAGACGCCAAGATCGCGGTCGAGAACCAAGCCGCCCTGCGCGCCGCGCGTGTCAGCCAGACGGGCTCGGTCGCCGCCCGTGATGTCCTCTCAGTCGTGGAGAATCTGCCTGGCGATAGATCCAAAGAGCAGAACAGCGCGGTCGCGGCGCGTGCCATCGAAATTAACCGCGCCGCCCTCCAGCAGCCGGGCATTCAGGCCGGCGAGACGATGGCGGGCGCAGTAGCGGAAGCGATCAAGGAGGTCTTCCCCTTGGTCACGAAAGCCTTTCTCGAGAACCTTCGGAACGAGATCCGCGGCCTCGACGCTAAGATCCAGACCGACATTCGCGCGGTCTCCGCGGAGAACGCCCGGAATCAGGCGCAAACCCGCGATCTGCGAAACTAGCGATCGCATCGCCCAATGGCCACCATCACCTGGAAGATTAACGACGTCTCCTTTGAGAGCCTCGGCCTGAAGAACCCGGTCCTCGAGCTCGTCAACCGCGCCGTCGACCGGCTGACTTTCGAGCACGCCACCGCCTTCGACGGGACGGCCGCCTTCGCGGTCGGCGACTCGGTCGTCCTGAAGCGCCAGGTAGACAGCGACACGCCAGTCGTCGTTTTCCGTGGAAAGGTCAGGGATATTCCCCGGCTCGGGACCCGCGCCGGCGAGCGCATCACCTACACGGCGAACGGGGCTTGGGAGCAGCTCGAGCGCCGGGCGTTTCTCCAGACATTCAAGGAGCCGTCGGATCCCGGTGATCCCGACTCGACTCTGGTCGATGTGCCGCGGGGCCAGGTGATCCTCGGCCAGAATACTCTGGGCGTGAAGATCTCCGTCGAGACATCCATCACGGCGATCATCGAATACGCGGCCGCCTGCGGGGCGGCGGTCGCGGTCGGGGACATCGATCTCAACGAGTCGCTGATCTGGCGCCAGGTGAACGACCGCAGCTGCGCCGAGGCGATCAACTTCCTCCTCCGAAACTTTCCGGACGTCGTCGGCTGGTGGGACTATGCGCCGAATCCTCCGGAGTTTCATCTGGCTCGGCGCTCGGTCCTCGATGCGGTCTCCCTGGCGGTTCAGCCAGTCGGGGCGGCCGATGATCCCGGTACCTATGCTCCACTCGAGGAGGTCCGGATCCGGCCGCGCTACGACCTCCTGGTTGACCATGTGGTCCTCCTGTTCCTGCAGACGAACCGGACGAACGACGTGATCTGGCAGTACCGGACGCCGCAGGTCTATCCCCCAGGGACGGACGGCACCGAGGACAACGCCTTGGTGCGGACGCTCGAGCTCGCCGGCTCCAGCTTCGACATGACGATCCTCGAGCAGAAGGTGACGACCGACGCATTCCCGTCCGAGCTCATCATCACTGGCGACACCATTGAAACCTCCGGGGCGACCTTCGACGCGCTTTCCGACTGGTGGAAGGCACACTTTCCGGCCCTCACCAAGTCGAACGTCACGATCCGCGCCTTCAGCAAGGGCAACCGGCTGACGGCCGCCGGCGGCGCGATCAATGCGGCCTGCGATCGGGAGCTCCTGACCGGGGCGATCACCGACTGGATGATCGACAACCAGAGCGTCGAGGTGGAGGACCAAATCGTCAGCGTGAAGTGCGAGATCCTGATCGCCGATCCCTTCACCAACAACCCGCAGGTGATCTCCCCTGTGCTCCATGCGCGGGTCAAGGCGACGAGCGCCGACCGCACCCTCTACTCCTTCCTGTCGGGCCTCAGCATCACGGCCGGCGAGGAGATCCCGACGGGCATGGCCCAAGCCCTCTATAATTCGCTCAGCGTCCTCCAGTACGACGGCTCCCTCCAGCTCACCGAGCGGGACATTTCGTTTCTCGTGACGGTGGGAAAGGTCCTGAACCTGACCGGTTCGCTGACCGCCTGGGCGACGATGAAGGCTCTGGTCCAGAGCGTCCGCTACGACCTCACCAACGGCCGCAGCGAGGTCACGGTCGGCCCTCCTGGGCAGCTCGGGCCCGACGACCTGGTCAATATCTACCGGGAGAACCGGAACAGTCCGCCCGTCACCATTGCGCTGACCAGGACAACCGGCCGAATCGGCGGATCTGGCAGCGTTACGAGCCAGTCCCTTTCGAAGCATCATCCCGAGGCGCCGGGTACACCGGCGACCTTTGAGGACTTCCAGGTGTTCAACCAATAGGCCGCCATGCCCCTCTCTGCCTCAGCGATCACCAGCCTCCTCGAGACGGCCTTTGCCACGACCCGGCCGATCTCCGGCTACTGGGTCAACCTGATCGACGGCGGGGTTGTCGTCTGCCGGGCCCAGGTGACCAAAACGAACCCCGGCGGGGTCGACGGGGTCAGCACGGCGAACGTGAGTTTCACGATCTCGTCCGAGACCTGGTACGCGATGATCTTTCCCGCCGGATCTTCCGCCGGCGGCGGGCTCAGCTACTTGCCGAAGTTTCAAGTGGTCGACGCCAGCTCAGGCGGCGCGGCTAAGGTCACTGTGACCTTTGGCCAGGTGAACAGCATCACCCCGACGATCGGGGGAACCTCGATCGCGGCCGGCACGCCTCCGACCCTGGCCATCGGCAGCGGCACCGCGCGGGTGGTCTATCTCCGGTTCGAGATCGATCCCTCCGATTGGTCGAATGTCGGCTGTATCATCGCCGAGGCCTCGAGCCTGCCGGCCGACGACAACACCTACGGCTATCTCACCCTGGCCGAGGTCGACGCGAGCGGCTCGGCCGTGACGGCCATCCGCCAGAGCGTCCTCTTTTCCCTGCAGCACGACATGGTCGGCAATGGTGCCCACGAATGGTGCTCGGTCTAGGCCATGCCCTTCACACCCGGAGGCGATACCGACTGGCGGACGCGGGGCAACAGCATCGGCCTCCTCTCCACCAACACCCTGGACAAGGCCTATGTCTACGAGAGCACGGGCCTTCGGACTTACCTCATGGGAGGCTTCTGTTTTGCGACCCGTGACGGGGTAAAACGCTGGCGCACGAAGACGACGACTTTCAGCCCAACCGGCAGCGCCTCAGAGACGGCGACGGTGAGGGTAACCTTCCATCTGAGCGGGACGGCCTACAACGCCTCCGAAGTCTGGGCGGTAGGTGCGATCGACTCAGAGGGATTCACGCCTTCTGGGGGCACGACGACGCCCAGTAATGGCTACCTGACCGAGACCCTAACGAACCAGCAGCTGCCCGCCGATATGCTGTCCAGGGCTCAATCTGAGGCCGTCTCCGCAGGCTGGTCGGCCGGCACTGATCTGACCCGGCAGTACGAGGGAAACGACGAGAACTTCAACTACCAGAAGGTGAGGGCCAAGGTTCGGCACCAGGTCCCTTTCGGGCCCCGCGGCCGCGTGTGCAATTTCGACCTCAAGATCTACGAGCGGGACCTGTCCTATGTGGACACCCTGATCTCGACCACGCCCTACTCTTGGGGCGGATCGGTGCCTGGCGGTTATGACCCGGACACCAATACCACCTGGCCGGATTCCGGGTGGATCACCTACCCGCTGCCGACGGCCTATGATAGCTACTGCTTCCTGCAGACCATTACGGCCCGCGACACGTTCATCCGGGCGAGCATCTAGGCGCTCCCGGAGCCTGCTTTAAGGACGGCTTAAGGACCTCTCCGACGTCTTCTAGAATTGACGACTTTGGGGTCGGAAAAGGCCCAAACCGTTGTCAATTGTGCCCAAACCCGATTTCGCCTTACAGCCGTTGGCCGCAGGGGAGAGTTCGTGGTTCATCGCGGCCCACAATCTTGCGCCGCGGTTTGCACTCGGTGTGGTGCTGCTGGTCGCCGTGTATG